GGATGGTCTAATTCACCCATTGCTCGTTTTTGTTGTATAAAATTTTCTGCGTATTTATTAGATTCTCGTGTCAAAATCTCATGTGGATAAACTCTACCATTTTGATTTTTAGCATCCGACCTTTGTAAGACACCATGAACCACTAAACGACCATGATTTTGTTTAATTGATTCGTTTATTTGTTCTGCTGTTACCTCAAATGGTAAATAATCTACTATTAATTGTTTTGACATTTTTTACTCCTATCTCTTAAATCTTTCGTAAAATTCTGAGAATTCATATTTTGGTTTTGATTGTTTTTCTACACCTTCACTAATTCTACGATATTGTTTACCATCTATAGTAAGAGTTTCTTGGTCTAATTCTTTTCCAGTTCTTCCAGATGATTCTTCGTCATCTTCATCACCACCCATCATTGATTTGAAATATTCTTCATCATCGGGTTCTCCAAAATAGGCTTGATCCTGTCCTCTCACATTACCACGATCACCATACCCACCAGGTCCTTTTGTTAATCCTTTTTTGGCTAAATCTGATGCTCTATCCATACCCTTTTGATGTGCATCATCATCTGGTTCATTACCTGGAGTAGGAGAATCCCAAAATGACGGGCCTACTCCGTGAGTTTCCCAGTCATCGTCATCATCCCCATATGGATCTACATCTGGATCCTCGGGTACATTACCAAAAATATCTGTTTTTGGTTCTTCGTCACCACCAGCAGAACCTGGAGCTGAACCATGTTTTTTAATATATGCGGACTTGGCTTTATCACTCATATTATCCCACCAACCTTCTTCTAATTTATTTATTTGGTGTTGTTTCATCACACCTTTAAAGGTAGGAAGTGGTTCACCAAACTCTCGTTTGAGATACTTACTTTCACTTATTAAATCTCTTAATTTTGCCATTCCAATCTCCTATCTCATAAAATCAAATTCTTGATCTTTAAATATTTGTTCAAATTCATCAACATAATCTTTTGCTAAATCTTTTCTTTGTCGTTTTGGGAAAACATCTAAATGATTTCCACCATAAGACTTCACATATCGTTTAGCACCGTCATCAATCAAATACATAAATGCCTTTTGGGCTAATCTCTTACGATAATTACCCTTTTTCTTCTTTTTTGACAAATTCTTTAATATTGGCATGTATCTTTGACGATATAAACTAGCGTCATTGTCAATAAAGAGTTTTAATTCTCTCATTTCTTCCGAAAGACTGGCTTCGGTCAATAAATCTTTAAGTTTAATCACTAGCTTTTCCTCATCATTATTTCATGCCTTAAATCTTCGAGCTTCTTAATCCACTCGGTTAATTTTTTAATCATATAATTCTTACTAACATCTTTGTTTTGTATTTCTGTATGCCACCGTTTTAATAAAGTCGAAATACTAAACAAAGAGTCCATATAAGACTTTCTGTTTTCTTCGAAAGGCATGTCTTAGTGTAGTTGACCAACTTTATTAGCTAATTTAACTAACCTTTCGCTTATTTTATTTAAAGCCTTATGGGTATTCTTCCAATAATCTCTGGAGTCAACCTTCAACTCGTTCTTTAATTTAACATTATACCTAACAACCCGTTCCAATTCTTTTAAAGAATCACGAGTTTCTCTCATGGCTATTCCAATTTTTTGTTTAGGTGTTAAAGTCTCATCATTTCTCCAAGCATGATATCTACCCTCATTAACCACCGATTCTGTTTTTCTCAACTTAGGGTCATCAGCAAGAAAATGACCAGTTCCATCGGTTGGTTCTGTATGACCACCTTCGTAACCGGCCTTACCTTTTTTCTTACCTTTTTTATTACTACCAGCAAAAGCATGTGGTGTGTTATATTGACCACCTACACTTGCAGTAGAATTTGCTTCGTCTAATTCTTGTTTGATTAATTCTCTAACAAGTTTACGAAATAAATCTTCTTTAAGCTGTGACATTGTGTAGTTCCTTGATGAGTTCATAGTATCTCATTAAAGCCACAACCTGTTTGTCTTTTACAATTTTACCCTTTGACAAAGAATCTGCTTGTTTAATTGCTTCTGTCAATTTGATTTTTGTAATATCATCCTTTACTCTCGGTGAAATTTTGTTAAGAATTTGTTTTATTTTTATTACTTCATTATTTATAAATTCACGTAAAGAATTAGTATTAGAAATATTATTAACATATTCTTTTAATAAATTCCGTTGCATAGAATTAAGACTCTTATACTTACCATTAAAATTATCCACCATTAATTGATAAGAAAGTAATCTTAAATCTTTATCTTCATTTTTAAATTCAGAAATTACTTTACTGTCTGTATCTCGTGGTTTAATCTTATTTCGAGTAATATGTTCAATAATTGAAAAAGTACTATCTACTTCATCTACTGGATCAAATACAGGAGTAGTTTCTGCTAAAAATTTCTTATAAATAGAAGCATATACTTTATAGTTAGGAATTCTTGCTCTAAAAAAATCTTCTACAATATAATTTTCTTTAATCTCTTTAATCAAATTATACTTTTCAGTACGAAGTTTCCTATTTTGTAATTTTTCTCTCGCCTTTATTACAGCATCAACTAATTTTTCTGCCTTATGAGACGAATTATAATTTTCTTTTAACAATACTTGATAAAGTTGGTTTTCTTTTCCAAGTTCTGTATTTTCATTAAAAAATTTCTTTAGCACCTCTACCGATTTACTATTTTTATCATCGTTCATTACATCAACTGTTATCTGACGAGATATTAATTCAAAAAGAATTCCCGTATTTTTAATTTTCGAGTGCTTTACACGTTGGGCCATAATCTATGCTCCTAAATAAGTATATTTCTTCATCTATAAATATAAAAACTTCTAATAATTCATCGTTTAAGTATCACTTAAAGACGAAGATACCTCACTTTTATATTCTTCTTCCACATCAGTCGTTTCATAGAGTATTTTTCTATCTTCACGACCTACTTTTCCTAAACTTTTCTTCAATGCGTCATAATGTGCTAACGCTACTCCATATTTTGGACTTCCACTACCACCTTTTCGCTTATCGTGTGATCCAAGTGGATCTCTACCTCTTATACTTGAGTCTTTTCCGTGTTTAGGTCCTTCTCCTGGACGACCACTTCCTGGCCAACCATCTTCTGGTATTTTTATGTCTAATTCTTTACCACTTCTTCCAGTTCTTGCTCCAGGTGGTTGTGGTCCAGGTACTCCCGGCATTTGACCTTCTGCACCACCCGCATCCATCATTGCTCCCTGTGTTCCAACTGCTTCTTCACTCTGAACTGGGTCGTTTCCTTCCATTTCAATCTGAGACCATCTAAACTTCCGTTTTTGGTCTTTAATGAGTCCAAGTCTAACTTCTTTTTTCTCATCTTCTGTAAATTTAAACACATTATCATAAATCCACTCTGAATCTGCTATTTTAGCATCCATAAGACTTGAAGCAAGACTTTGTTTATTATTCCACAACTCAATCTTTTCTTCTTCATATATTGTGGATGGATTTTTTAAATTTAATTCAAAATTAACAAGTTCATCATCCGTATATCCTTGTGCGTATAAATGAACTATAGCAATCTTTGTTAATTCACTAACAGTAATTCTTTGAATTCTTTCAATAGTTCTTGCAAATCTAACATCTTCTGCTGCTAACGTAGCTTTACTACCAACTGCTTCATCATATCCAAGAAATGCCTTTGGAACTTTTAATGCTGCCATTAACTTGTTTCTTAGATACTCAATATCTTCTACTGCTTCATAAGTTAATCCTGCAAGACTATCAATTTGAGTTCCACTATCACCACCACGAACAGGTAAAAAGAAATCTTCTGTTAAATTCTGTATGTTATATTTTAAATTATAATCACCCGTATTTGCGTCCATTACAGGAGCCTTCTTCATCTTATTGATTATCTTTTGCATAAAGTTTTCAACTTCTGCTGGTGGAATATTACCTATATCAATTTTAAAAACTCTTTTTTCTGGAGCTCTCATAATTCTGTGAATCAACATAGCATCTTCCATAAGACTTAATTGTTTCCAAATCTTACGACCACCTTCAATCATACCTTTACCATAAGGTAAGAAATTTGCATCTGATAATAATCTGAAATGGGCTATTTCATAATTTTCCATTTCTTTATTTCCAGACATTGTAGAACTATGTCTTGAATCACCTTCCTCGACTATAAATGTTGTTAAATATGGGTTCTCTGGATCTTCTCCTTCAACACGAGTAACATCATATGCTGAAAGTGGAACTACATTTGTAATACCATACTTTTCTTTAATGTCTAAATAGAGATAAAAATCTCCATACTTACACATATTACGAACCCATGGCCATAAATTGAATTCTATATTCAATATATCATAAAAAAGATTATGTAAAATATCGTGAATGTTTTCATTTTCTGAAGTAATCTCCAATATCTTACCATATTCATTTTTCATTGTAGATTCATCTGAATAGATATCTAACGCACTCGATATTATTGCATCATTATCCATTTCTTCATAATCTCTAAATAGAGCTAATCGTTGGGCCTGAAAACTAATCGCCTGTGAATGTCCATATCCACCTGTTGCTAAATTAGTATGTAATCTTGACCATCTATCTACAAGACTATTTCTCTGTGCACTTTGAACTCTATCCGTATCGGCAATTTTTAACCTTTTTCCACCCGCATGTCTTACGATTACATTTGTGGAAAAAAGTCGTCTTAATCTACTTCTTAATGTTGTATCTGCCATTTTATCCTCTTATTATTTTATTAACCAAGTTAGATCTTCTTTTGTATTTCCAGTTTCCATTACCCACTCATCATTACTATTATCATCTGGGGTATAAACTGGTTCATAATCTAACATTTTATTTAAGACTGTTTTCTGTAAGGCAATTCCTTCTGCATTTAATCTAAGTGCAGTATCTCTTACCCACAATCCTATCGCCAAACTCATTGGAAGGTCATCGTTGTATCCTTCCATTGCTTCAGCTTTATTGTTGTGCCATATAAACACAAATAATTCATCAATCAGTCTATCAGAATGAACGATAACTGATTTTTCTCTAAAATATTCTTCTAATTTTGCTATTACTAATGGTCTTGTTTTAGATGTCATACTAAATCCTGGGACCATTTGTCTATCTTTTTGTCTGTATCTGTTTGTTACTTGTCTTGCAACATCTACAAACTGTAAATCTTTTGATGTATAAAATAAGTTATCATACTCTCTATCAATAACTTGTTGTATTGTAGCCCAACCAATACTTGAATTCTCAATAACTAATAATGCGTTATTATATTCCATAGCAGTGTTCACACATAAGTTACCAAAATCTTTGGTAGGTATTTTCCCCTTATATTCTGCTACTTGTTCCATACTCTCTATCTCTACAACATGAAATGCAGAAAAGTCTGTTGCATCACCACGAGCAACGTCAGCAGCAACTACATAATTCTTTGTATAATCAGGTTGTCTCCAAACCCATAAATTACTATCCATTCCCCTCTTTTCAACTGGATCTTCAATTTGTGTATTTCTGTATTCTTCCAAAATAACACCATCAATTACAGTTTGACCAGAAGTGATGAAGTCACAATCACATTCTTGTGCTGCCATTGAAGGACCTAACAACTTATCTTGTTCATCTCTCCACTCTTGTTCTCTGTCTGGATGTAAAGTCCAATGTAATCTAATAAAATTCCAATCATTATCACCTTCTTCGGCTCCTACCCAAGTTTTGTGAAACCAATTTCCCACACCATTTGGTGTAGATAATGCTATACATTGACCACCAGTTGATAGAGTACTTTGTGCAGCAGTCCATATTGTATCAATCTTGTCAATAAATGCTGCCTCGTCAAGTATCAATAATGACAATGCCTCTGAACGACCTGCGTCCTCAGTAGATGATATCGCTTTTACTTGTGAACCATTTGAGTATCGTAATGATAATTTGTTGTCCTCAACACACTTTGACTTAACCCAACTCGGTAAGTTTGCGTGCATCACTCGAATTTTAGTTACAAGGTTTTTAGCGGTATCTTGTTTTGTGGCGATAACCAATATATTCTTATCACTCTGAAATGTCATCATCCATAATGCGTATCCTGCAGTTAATGTTGATATACCTAACTGACGTGCTTTCAGAATAACATTATAATTGTGTTTTTCAAAATCATATAATGTATTTTCTTGAAACTCATATAATGCAAATGGAATTTTACCCTCTATTGGATGTTGAATTACAGCATACTTTTTTAGAAAATATGCAGGGTCTTGTGCACATTTTAAATATTCCTTTTTAATGACTTCTTTTATATTCTTATCACTCATTAATTTGCTATGTCCACAATTTTAATTCCAAAATAAGTTGGAATAGTTACAGCGGCTACTCCATATCCAAAATACAGCCACTTATTTTCATACCAACTTGGTTTTGCTAACTTTGCCTGTTTTTCATTGGCCTCATTCTGTGCTTTTATTGCCACAATCTGTTTATCTTTTGCCACTATTATTAAAGAATCAAGATTGGCTTGATCTTCTAACTCTTTAACCAAATCTGCATATTGACTAATCTGAACTGTCTTTGCACTATCAATAGATTCTAATTTTGACAATTTACCTTTCCATTCGGCATCTCGTTGTTTAATCATTTCCAATGCTTCTTCTTGTGTAAATGTATCTTGTCCAAATAACGGAATGGATAGTAATAATATCCAAAGATATTTCATATTCACTCCTTATCTATGTAATACGTAAACTATACCACTTCCACCAATTGCTACTTTATTCACACCAATCGGATAAAGTGTATCTGCTGTCAATGACGTTCCTGGTATTGTTCCACCACCAGATCCATGAATAACAACATTAGTTACTACTTCACATATAAATGCTGCACCGGCATTTGAACCAGTAAATTCTACAGTCGTACTTGATGCTACTTTGGTTATTCCATTATAATCACCGAGTTTCTGATCAGTTGGTAATGATCTGAACATTGTTCCTGCGTCAGCCATGTTATTTTCTCCTTATATACATATATATAATTATTTACTCTTGGAAAACTTCCTTAAAAAATCTGCTGCATCTGATACATCATCATTTTCGGAAGCTACTTCCATTTTTTTAATCTCGTTTTGTGTACGAGTAAGTTTTCTTTTTGCACTTGTTATTTGTTTTTTATTTTTATTTTTATGTACTTGTAATTTTTTTACTTCTTTTGCTACTTCTTTTTCTTTCTTTTTATGTTCCTTTATGACACCTTCTAATTCTTTTACTTCTTTTGACTTTTTAGCACTTAAAATAGTACTTAAACCAAAGAGTCCTAAAATACTAACTATGAGTTTCTTTAACCAATCCATGTTTACATCTCCATTATTTGTTTATAATTAGACTTACTTTCTAATTTTTTAGTTTTAGAAGGTTCGTCAAAATCACTATCATCAGGTTCATCATACTTTCCATATCCTTCCGCGTCCCTATCAATTTTTTCACTAAAACCCTTATCAAAAATATTAACTTTTTTATGTATCCTAAATGTAGTAGCTTTTCTTCCATTTATAGTCGGCATCCCATGTTTATCTACCCCTATATCTTTTATTACCATTTTCTTGTTTTTAAATTTTCCTACAAGTATAGTATCACCTTTTTTAACATCTATTGTAATAGCCATTATTTAGCTCCTTTTGGTAATAAATCAACTAACTTACTACCTTTCCACTCTCTACCTTTAACCTTACCCATTAATCTGTGGTCTTTCCATTGATTCCATAATTTTTTATTACTTGCAAAAACTTTTTCACCACTTGGATTTACTTGTCTATATCCACTTGAACTTCCCATTTCCTTAGAACCAGGTTCGGGAGTTGCTGGAACTCCACCACTTACCGTTCCTTCAGGTGGTGTAGTGGGTTTAACTAAAGTTTCTGATGTAGACCAAAAATTTGCTGATTCTGGTGGAATAGTATATTCTTGTTTTCTATGAAATCCGTGAATCCCATACATTCTTTGTTTAGGTGATAATGGTGGTGTATCATCTCTAAGTTCTTCTGCCTTAACTTCTGAATTACCATCTGGATCACTTAAATATTTATAAAGTTTTCCGGCATCTCTTTTTGCCCGTCTTTCATTATTCAGACTATCAGGACCCCCATAAACATTATCAGATGCTGGAAAATCAACTTGTTGCATCCCACGACTTAAACTTGCAGGTCCTACATATCGTCTTTCACCTCGTTTAGTATATAATCCGTCTGGCCAGGCATCTCCTGTATTAATTCCTAAACTACTCTGACCTGAAGTACCTGTTGGTGAAGCTTCATTTAACAAATCCATCATTTGTCTTTCAAGAATATTCATTATGCTCTCCAACTTATCATAAGGTTTTGTCCGTCAAGTTTTTCCGTAACATTATCTTCTCGGTTTAACTCTCCACCCAATCCCATATCTATGATATTTTTCAAATCTTTAAATGTCAAATCTTTATCATCAAAAGGATGTGCCATATGTCCATATGCTCCACCCTCTGTTATCAATTCTCTAAGTTCATCATTCCACCAATTTTTTGTAAGTGGACTATATTTCTCTACATGAAGTCTTGGTCGTTTTTTACCACCACTAAATTTCTTTCCACTTTTCTTTGCTGCATCATTTGTTCGTTTTTCGTCATCTTCATTACGACCACTTGCATCAACTCCAGATGCTATAGGTGCACCCGCCATTTGTTGGTCTTTATCAACTCCCATCCACTTGATGACTTTCCAACCCAAATTATCCATTACATCTCGTAAAGTCTTTTTATACTTTTTTACCTCTCCATGAGATATTGGATTTGTTGCTCTATGTGACATAGTGTAATCTTCTTCAGGATCCATTGCCCCATCACTCAATATATAATTAATTACTTTATATCCTAAATCATTTTGTAATTGTTGTATCCAATCTTCTGACTCTTGTTTGTATTGTCCTAATGATTTATAAAATGTAGGTGGTCCATCATCGGTAGGTGCATTTCTTCCTGAAGTTCCTTCTTTTAAAATCTCACTAATATCATTATCAATTAAAAAATCACCGATAACATCACCACTAAATTCTTTTAAATAATCTCTCATTATAATCTCTTAACCCATCTTAATACATCAGATAATCGTAAATTATTTCTCAATAAAACTTCAGTTTCTTCTGAACCTTTGTATTTACTTTTTATTGCATCTTCTAATGTTTTTATCATAGTTTTTTTCATTTTTGAAGTAACTTTAATCTTTTTATCTTTCCCCCAACCATCAACACTTTTAGCAGGTCCAACTCCAACACCCATAAATCCAGGTTCACCGTATTGTGGTTTAAACTGATAATCTAATGTTTCCCAACCTTTATATTTTCTACCATATACAAAATTAACCTCAAGCCCTCGACCTGATGTCTTATGTGCATCACCAACCTTTATATCAGCATCAGTTAATTCTTCCCATAATAAATTTTTTAATTTAATCATCTCTTACTTTTTTCCATATTAAATGCTCTGGTTAACATTGCACCGGCATGTTGAAGTTTAAGACGAGCTTTATCATACTCTTTAAAGTATTTAATTAGAGTTCTACTCTTACTTTTCTTAATATCATCTTCAAGTTCATACCAAAGTCGTCCATCTCGTGCTTTATGAATATAATCACCACCAACTTTTAATAATTTTTGGTGATTCCATGAAATATCTGAAATATCTACCTTTTCTTTTAATATTTCTTTTAATTTAATCAATTAACTTCTCCAATATATACTTTCACACTTATAAATATTAAACTTCAAAACTATTGAGTTTTTCTTCAACATCTTCTTTAAGTTTATTTAGTTCTTCAAGGGCCTCTTTAGACCACTTTTCCACTTGTTCTTTATTTTGACTCCACTTCTCCGTTTGTAATTCTATATCTTTAACTCCCACTTGATCAAAAATCTCTATAGGTTTTGATGTTTCTTTTTCCCAATCTTCTATACTCTCAATTTGGTCTTTTATATAGGAAAGTTGATTATTTAACACCTTTTTTTCTTCCCATTCTTCATATTTTCCGTCAATTCGTAGTTTATTCTCAAATTTTACTTGACAATCAAAACAATGATTATGTAATCTATACATTTTATCATCCAATTTCTGTTTCATTACCTTATTACATTCTGGACAAAACCAAGGAGTCTTTGCACCCTTTAAAGCGTCCATTCGGTCATTTTTCCTCTCTCTTTCTGCCTTTATCTCATCTCCTCGCTTCTTCTTTTCTTCTAAATCTTCCATATGGACAAAAATTCGTTTTTCTGGTGCTTTACCATCTAAAATATCTTGTCTTGCCTTAACGTGTCTTTGATGTTCGTTCATAACTACTCCTAAAAGGTCATTAGACCTGTTATTTGATTGATTGGAGCGAAGGCTCCTGTAAATTTATATGTTTTACCGTTATATTTGAAAACTATTCCCTCTGATGGAACAATTGAATCTAATCCACCGATTGACTTCAATTTATCTAATTGTAATTTTAATGTATTAAGTTTTTTCAAGTCTCCACCACTCCTAACATTACTAATAGCATTATCTAATTGTTTCTTAACTCGTTGAACTGTAGAATCTGGACTTGCTGCTAACCAACCACTTACATTTTTCATTATTTCTGCACCCACTTCAAAAAATAATTCTTCAAATGGTTTCATGTTTGCCTTTACCATTTTTGAATGGTCAACTTTATCTGTAGTTAAAACCCAATCTAAAAATTTTGGAAATTTAGCTAAATCTTTTCTAATTTGTGGTATTTTATAAGACTTATCAAAAAATGCCCATCTCTTAACAAGTAATTTATATGATTTATTTGGTATTTTTACACCAAATTGTTTCTCGGCATTATGAATAAATTCTTCCCAAAATCTTTGATGGTAAAGTGCCAATGTATCATTATCTTTTAATCCATAAGTTTTCTGTAATTTCTTTAATTTACTTACAAAATACTGTTTCTTCTTATCAAAATCTTGATGTTTAGGAACTGTTAAAAAATTAGGTTTTCCAATTTTATAATGTTTCTGTATATTCTTATTTACTTGTTTAATCATACCTGCTAACATTCTACCACTACCTTTTACTTCACCTACAGCTTTTCCACTATCATCATATTCAAGTGCTCCGTGAAATACAATCTCTGCCTTATCATAATTAATCACATTTGCTGACTTGGGCCACATAACCTCTAAATTCATCCAAGCCTTACCATTCATAAAAATCTTATTTCGTTGTTTATCAGAAAGTGAACCAATAGCCTTTTCTAAGTCCTTTACGGCAAAACTAAATGCGTCCGAAATATCCCCCCTACCTTTAAATTTTGAGATTATTCCGTTTGTGTCTAATGCAGTTTCACCTGCATTTTTAAGATGACCTTTATTTCTTGCTGCTATCAGTTTTCCACCCGTTGCTTCGGTAATTCCTTCTTTAGATAATTTTCCAAACTTATTAACCATCATCATAAAAATACCTTCATCATAATAACCAAATGCCTGTTTAAAAAGTTTTGGTGTTGGTTTTGGATCTTTATTTGGATCTAACAGATTTCTCATCACAGTTCCACTAACTTCTTTTCCACCAACTTTAATAGAAACGTGTGGTGCAGTTATAAAATATCCGTGTTCTTCATATCCTTTTATGTTCTTCTTATTCTTTTTATAATCTTGAAAATATGATAATCCACCACTTTTCTTTTTACCACCAGCCAATCTTCCTGCATCCTTTTCTCCAAATATATATATCACGGCAGTAGTCTCAGAATCGTATTTTTTTAGCACATTATTTGCTACTAATGGAACTCTTTCCTTTATAATACGATTTTTAGGAATCCCCATTTTAGTCATATGTCGGACTTTCTCACTATAATTAAATGGATGTTTTGGTGGTTTCTTTATATCAGAAGTTGTAATATATGCTTCATCTACTTGTTTCTTTAACCACTCAAAAGTTTTTTTATGATGTGGTCCAAATGGTTGATATCTACCACCATAAATACCAATTACTTTTTTAATCTTTTTAGTATCTTCTAATAACCACTGCTCAAAAACTTCCATTGCTTCTCTCATACCACCAGTTTGTGCATCATGGTATTTAGCTCTATTATACATCGTTTCCACAATTTCTTTTTGTTCTGACTTAGCTCTATTTTTAATTGAACTAATAGTACTATTTGCCTTATCTACTGAATCATATCCAGAACCTTTTATGTAATCCAACATAGTACGTGAATAGAAATACTGTTCTCCTGCTTCATTAAGTTGTTCTAATTCATGTTCTTTTAGAATTGGATTTACAAGTTCTCCGACAAGTGCACTATATTTAGGTTTTTTCGTAGTTGGAACAAATTGTTTATATTTTTCTTCTGGAGCATGTTCATATTCCTTTACAATAAAACTAATTTTAGACTGATAATCGTTTGGAAGTCTATTTTCTATACCAAGAAATTTTACTGCCCCTGGAACAAGATAAAGTATTATCTCCCCCTTGTTTAAGTTCATAAGTACCTGACTTGAAGTCCAGAGTTTATTTTGTGCCCTAACTAAATCGTATTTAGGTCCCTTATCTTGTTTATGATTATAAAATGCTGGAAATAATTCTTTATAATGTGGTGTTTGATGAAGAACATTCAATGCATTCATCAACCTTAACTCTGAAGATAGTTTGTCGGCACCTCTTTGATAACCTTGTTCTGTATGTTCTATTCCGTGATTAGTTCTCACTATTGGTTCTTTACTTAAATCTTTTATCTTTACTACGGGTTTAACTCTACTCGTATTTTCTATTATCACGAGTTTTTTACCATCACCAATTATAGTATGTCCCTTAATTCCACCATGATAAGATACTAATGATTTTACCGCGTCATGTAAAGTTGTTTTTGCAAGTGCTTCTCTAATTCTTGCACCATCTTTAGACATTGCCTTCTTTTTCTTTGACTTATCAAAATCTTTCTCGTCTCGTTTTACGAATAACGCAGAATTTACCAAACCTATTCCGTGAGAATTCATTCCCTCTGTCCAATCTGTATCTTGGTCTATCACATAGCATAACTCTACCCCATAACCAGTTAGTTCCCTAACTACTTTTAAATTTGGATTATAATTTCTATCTCGGTTTTTACCGATGACCATATCATTACCAAATAAAGATGCTATTGCAATACATTCTTCCATGTGATTTTTCATCTTCGTCCACCTTTATCAAAATCTTTTGAAAACTTTTTGAGTTTACCAAATGCTCTAAACTTTTTCATCTTCTCTTGTTTTTCCCACCTCATTTTATCAAACACTTTCATTCTCATATGTTGTTTTACTATCCAATAAATATCAAGAACATTACCACCCATTGATTTTATCCACTTACCATATTTCTTAACCAACTTGGCTGAAACGTGTTCATGTCCCCAATGTGTAATATATCCGTGTTTTGGATGTATTCCTGCTGTTTCGTCTTTACCTATATCGTGGAATAATGCAGCGAGTGCAAAATCTATATCACCAGTTTTCAATGCTCTATTCGTAACTGCTATAGTATGTTTCAATACATTACCTTCAGGATGCTTATCTCGTCTTTGGTCGTATTTTTTTAGATTATACACTCGCTTTCTTAAATCACTTGGTAAGGCGTTAAAAATGTCTTTAAATTTCTTCGGTGTTTTCCGAACTGCTATTTCATCTATATTTTCACCAAGTAACTTTAATAATTGTGTCATTATATGTGGATTATTACCAAGAAAATGTTGTAATTTATTTATATTTAAAGCATAATTTTTTGGTAACACTTTTTTCTTTACTAATATGTTTAGTGCCTTTTTTATTCTTGGTCTATGTAAAAATGATTCACTTAAAAATTTCTCTTTCTCCATTTGTTTTATTACTTTTCCTATTTCAGGTCCTTTTATATCTGTAGGAACTTCGTTTCCTCTTACTGATAATTTAAACTTAACTAATTTCTTTAAATCTTTTCCTATATACTTACCAAATAATATAATCTGTCTATCAGTTAAACTCGTTTTTTCTTGGAACTTTTTAACCATATAAACATTTTCTGGTTTAAAATTCTGTAAAGAATTCAAAAATGAAATATTTGTCCATTCTTTGGCAGAATACTTTAAACTATTTAGTTTTTTACCCAAGGAACTTACATCATTTTTTCGTAAAATCCAAGCTAAAAATAAAATATAATCATTTTCATTTACATATGGTTTACTTACCTTTAATCCAGGAAAAATCTGTTTTGTAAATCCAAGTTCATCACTTAATTCCATATATTTTTTTGGTGATTTTGCTTTAATAATTGATTTCACAAATTCTTCTCTAATTCTTTCACTACTTACCCCCTGTAAACTTGGGTTTTTCTTTAGTGCTATAAATGTATCAGCATGTATCTTACCACCAAGTGCCGCATTAAATCGTAATGCTCGTAGTTTTCTTAATGGATCTTCATCAAACCTCAATTCAGCCTGTCCCACAGTTCTCACTAACTTCTTCTTTAAATCTTCTAACCCACCTACTAAATCAACTATTTCTTCTCGTCCTATATCATAAAATAAGGCATTTACAGTTAAATCTCTCCGTTTTATATCACCTTGTATATCAGTAAAATCTACTGCCTTTGGTCGTCTACCTTTTCCAATGTCTTTTCTGAAAGTTGCTATTTCATGACCACCAACTACGACAACTCCGAATGACTTACCAACTTCATAAGTCTTAAATCTACCTTGTTTTGCTATTTTCAATACCTCATCTGGTGTTGCATCAGTTGCCATATCAAAATCCTTTGGACTTTTTCCAAGAATTGCATCTCTTACTGCCCCACCAACAATATAAAGTTGTTTCTTGTTCTTCTTGAACAACTTGTATATCTTTTTGATATCATTGGGAACTCTTAAAAATACTTTGTTCCTTTCATGTAATGGTAATAGTTCTGTAAGACTAATCATTACCCAATACTCTTGATATTATTTCTCTTATTTTTTTCCTAAGAACTCGTTCAGTTAAATCGGTTTTAACTATCTCCAACTCCTTTGACGAAATTCTATCTCTTCTCTTTCCGATTTCTCTCGGTTCATCTATATGAAATTTTCTCATAATTTATCTCGGTGGTTTTAAGTCCCAAGGACCCCAATGTTTGTTTCTTACCATAGCCAATCCTGTTTGTTCTGGGGTATATTTATAAATCTTATATCCTTTAACTGGAAAGTTACCTAATGCGTAATATAATTTTTTTGGAAAATTTATATCTTGTCCATTACTTTGGTCAATACACCTACTACCATGTTCTACCCAAGCGTGTCCAAATGGTTCTCCATCTGATTGTAAAATTCCTACACCATGACAAAGTTTCCATTTCTTTTCATCAGGAGCAGACATTTTCTGCATTACAATTCTACCATTGGCCATATAGCAATCACCACTTGGCATTAGTCTAACAAACCTATCTTAGACCAATTAATCATCACATATCTCCTTACTTGCATAATCACTCAAAACATCTGGTAAAAATGCGTGAACTAAAAGTGCACCACTTATTTTCATTGCTCTCCACCAATGTTCAAAATATCCTACATTTTGTTCTTTTAAATGTTTAATCATTTCTCAAAATCCATCGAATAATCTTGACCACCATATTTATCCCAACTTGCTATAGTGTCATAAAAATCTTCATATTTAATTCCAGTATTGATAACTTTCTTTATCACTTGAACTCTTTGAATACTCTTATCATCTCCTCTACCTTTTGCTGCATCATATGGATTATCTGCCTTTGGAAATTCTAATTGAGTATATCTACCCTTTTCAAACCAAGGTTCAGGTTTACTACTGTCCACTCCTAACTTTCGTTTTTTTCGTGGACTTGTCCAACCCGTATCTGGTTCTCCTGCATCTGCTCCACCAGTTGAACCATTGTTGTGAGAATACTCATTTAATATGTCAAGTAATTTAATCATTTTTTCAACAACTTCTGTTTCTCAATCCACTTCTTGGCTTGTTTATTTTTAATTGGTCTTTTAATAAACTTACTAATACCCTTTCCTACTAACATATTAAACTTTTTCTGTGCTTGTTTTGGATTTAAGGTAGCGTTATTATCAACTAACAAAAAGTTAGCATTTCCAAATAGTCCTTGAAAAACTGCCATATTTTTTTGAACATCTTTCCAATATTTTTCAACAACATCTGCAGGTAATACTCGTGGTCTTTCTTCATTTCGTTGCTGTGCAACTTCTAATGAAGTATTTACAAATACCATAAAAGTATCATATCCCAATTTCATTAAATCTTCTCGTTCATTTTTAACTGACTTATACTTATGACCAGTTCCATCAATAATAACACCTAATCTACCCTGAGTATAATTCTTTAATCTTTGTTTACTTAACCCCTTTGTATGAGTTCTCATTCCACTATAATCATCATCCTTTGGATCAGTTAATTGTCTGAATAATTCATCAGGCATATTATCAATATCAACAGTTCCAAAATATTTTCTAAGAAATCGTTCTAATTCTGTATCTTGATTGACCATTTTTAATCCATATGTTGATGTATTGATTTTTTCGGGAATTCCGAATAATTGAGAGGCTACAAAGGATTTACCGCTTCCAGGACCACCAGCAAGAAACACTGCTTTAAATATTCCTGGGTCATTTACTCCCTCATTTAGTAAATCCATTAACTTTATCATAAGCAAACTCCGTTTAGATACATTGATTCACTAATAAATATAAGATAAGTAAAATATTAGAAGTTATTTGAAATTCAAAAATCTTGGATTATTATTTTTTATATGGTTTATCATATTCTGAATCTCCAAGGCAATCTTATATTGATAAAAAAACCTATTGTTATTATCGTCAAATTTGGTTGAGTGGGCTATCGAAGTTGAAAAATCAGGTCTCACTAATTTATAATTACCAAGAAAATTGGTTTTATCATCATACTTTTCCCAAAATAAATCTAAAGTTTTTGAAATATTTGAATTAGAAAGTTTATCTCCAAAATGTCCTATAAAATCCTCTTCTACATTTTCAAACAGTCTATCCTTTTCTTGTAACCATTTTAAAAATTTTGGATTACTTAATCTTGATAAATCTAAAAAATATACATTAGGAAGTAAAGATAATTCCCATAAACTTATAGTTGCAGGTGAAATGTGTTCGTAAAAAACTGCATGACCACCATACATCCAACTTACATCTCCCCATTTATTATGTAATCTACATATTGCCTCTATTCCGCACTTAAAAATATAATCGTGTTCATCTATTTTGTTGTTTAAATAATATCCATTTCTCAATCGTGTCACAAAATCTTGTAATGGTGTGATTCCTTCCCAACTAACGGATTTACCAATCCAAAGATTTTCTATCCCACATAAATTACTAACCTTATCATGATAAAATATATCTTCTAAAAATACTTTTAGTTCATAAATATATCCACTTTTCCATAAGTTCATAATATCTCTAATCAAAACAACATATATTTTATTTTCATCATATGATTCATCATTAAATTCTTTTAAAAACTCGTTATTTGCTCGAAATTCATCGAGTGATGTGCTACCCATTCTTGCACTCTTACCAATAACAACTTTATCCGTTCCTATTCCATTAAATAAAACTGTATCTCTAAAATTATCTTCCACTCATAACCTCTATCTCATTAACTTTATATGAACCTTCCCTACGTCCCCACCATATTCGTGTGGCATAATCAAATCTATCTTTTATAGTTTCATCCATTACGGTTAAAGTATGTGATTTTTGTTTCAACTTCTCACCTTTCTCTGTAACTTCAAAAACATTATAATTAAATGTATGTTCTTTTGGATACTCTGTATTAAATTCAAATAACCTAAGTTTTTGATAATTAATAACATTCTCTATTATATCAGCATCATCCTTTAAAATATCTGAAAAACTTTCATATAAAAAATCTTTCATTTCTTGATAAAATTCATTCCTTTTATCCAGAACTATTAATGTAGTAGCCTCATCTGAATCCCAAGTGACATCTGAAACAGATGGGACAACTCGACCCCAATAATCAAATCCTTCTACTGACCTTATCATCGCGTCATAAGTTTCTATAAATTCCTTTCCCAATATAGTTTCTTTATTACGGATAATAAAATTCATCAACTTCTCATAAAACTCATAATAAGAAATTTCATAGTGATTCCTGAAAAATCTTGATATAAATTGTGTATGACCAAGAAAATGTCCAAATGTAAATAACCACCTATACATATATGCTAATTTCCAATCTTCATAACTCATCGTATCAGTTCCAACAACAATAGTTTCTGTTTCTGGTGTTTGGTCTTTCATAAAACTGTTATGATAAAAAGGTCTTTTAGTTTCTACGAGTTGTATCCCATATTCATTTATATATTCAGGATCACGAAATGGTGTATTTGGAAGTGCAGTTAATATATAAATTGCCATATAATTATGACTTCCAAATTCCATTAAATCTGTTACTCCTCTTTTAAAAGTATCCAAGGACTCTTTAGGAAGTCCCATTACGAAATCGAGATATGTAGGAACATTCCTATCTTCATATAACTTTAGAGATTCTTGTAAATTCTTTTCAGTTATATTTGACCTCTTAATAGCATCTAATGACTCTTTATTTAATGTTTGAACTGCAACAGTAACACCTTTGTTTAGTTCTCCACTTTTTAATACTTCTGCAATAGGTAATACTTGAGTAGGTTTACCCTTTGCCCAAACGAACATACCTTTTTTTGGATACCCATACTCCTTATTAACTCCTACTAAATATTTTGATAAATCTAAATCTCTATCAAATAATAAACCAAAGTTTGGATTTGCATCATAAAAAAATTCAACTTTATTCTTTCCTAACCATTCTAATTCTTTATATATTTTATCCAATTCTTGTGATTTTATCTTTTGAAAATACAAATCCCCTATCTCACAAAATGTACATCTATAAGGACAGCCTCTTACACTTTCAACTACTGCTTCAAATTTATAATCTATATTACTTTTTACAATTCTATTAAATGTCCCATCAAGATATGGACTTGGCATTAAATTTATATCTGTAATTCTTTCTCGTGTTTCAGTTGTGAATGTTTTATTATTCTTTAACTTAACCGAACATCCTTTTACTTTAGTAAAATCTTTATTTTCTTTTAAATTTTCTAATAAAATATCTTTAAATGTTAATTCTCCCTCACCGTGGACAATCAAGTCCACATATGGTTTCTCTTTAAAAAATATTTCCAACATTTCTTTATTGTTACGAGGCACCATCTCTCCACCAAAAACTATTAAACATTTTGGGTATTTTTCTTTTATTTTTTTTGCTATATGATTAGTAATTTGCCAATTCCACACCCAACAAGAAAATCCTATCACATCAGGATTTTTAATTGAATTAATAATATCATCTACATTCTGTCTATGATAAAACCAATCAACTAATTTATAATTGTCTATTATATTTTTATCTTTAGTGCAATAAGACCAAACAACACCAGTACTATATGGCAATCGAATTTGATTTGCGTAAACATCCGATATTTCAACTAAATAAAGTTTTTTCATATTATTCCATAACTCTTTTTAATACATCCTCTATTTTCTTTTCTGCTACTGAAAAGGCTTTCTCATAATAAGTATTCTGATTGTGTATTAAGGTATCAGAGATTGACCAATATAACTCGTGTAGTTCTGATAATTTCATGTTACATAATCTATTTAATTCATCCATAACCATATTTAATCTTTTCAATTTATCTGGTTCTCTATCATAAGATTCATCTATAAACGGATGAAATGTTTTAAATCCAAGTTCTTTTAATATTTTTAAAGTTCCCATATTAGACAAATACAAAAATGGATGAAAATTAGTTATTGGTTTATAAATTTTTTCGGACATAAATATAGAATAAGGTTCGTTATCATTGTATGAATCAAAAACACTACCAACAACAAAACTAAAATATGTTTTTAAAAAAGATGTTTGAATTATAACACTATCCCAAATATTTTCTGAACTAAATATTGTATCTATGTCTGCCACCCAAGGTAAATCTTTTCTAAATTTATTAATCAGCCTTTTATCATAACCTTCTTCATTATAAAACATATCAATTCCCTCTTGTAAAGAAAATTGATTATCTTCAATTCCATCAAAATCAGATGGAAATGATACTATACCTTTTTTATATAACTTATTTCTAAACATCTCCAATCCCGCCACACATCTATGTGGATGTGGAGAGCGATTGTAGGATAAAAAATGTTTATCTCTAATTGTATCTTTGGTTTTTAATAAATCTTCAACTGTTAAAACATTAGTCTGACAATCTACATATCGCCAAAGTTGCCAATAATGTGGTATTGCATTAATTTTACTGTCTGAATAATGTTTTTTAAACTCAGTTTCAAGAATAAAATTATTATCACTAAAAACTATATTTCTCTCATCAATATTAAACTTTTTAAGTTCTGATGTTAATAAATTATAACAATCATCACTCAAAATCCCATCATGTTGGTGTCCTTCACATTGATTTAAAAATATAATCTTCACTCTACCCAACTTAATATCATTAGATACTTTCGAGTTAATTCTACTAAGAAATCCCTTCTTTAAAAATTCACCTAAATGTTCTGCCTGTATGTTTAAAACATAATCACCAGTATAAGTTTCAAACCCACCCTTCCAATCATTTTTATTATCTGCACTATCTTCTGAAAAAATTATTCCCTCTGGGTTTGCATTAATCCAATATGTAGGCTTTTGTCTTTTTTTAGAAACATCATCAAACCCATACTGATATGAATAGTTTTCTTCATCACAAAATGGTCGTTGTGTTAATTTAATTATTTTACCATCTTTTGTTCTTATTTCTCTATAATCTCTATTTTTCATATAACCCCATAGCTTTATCAACTATGTATACCATACTATCCTTATAATTATTTTGCACCATTTTATGATATACTTCATAATTGTAAATCAAAATATCAGACATTGACCAATGTAATTTATGAAGTTCCGACAACTCCATACTACATAATTTATTAACTTGTTCCATTACCATATGTAATCTTTTCACCCCGTCTGGTTCTTCATCATAACTTTCATCTATATATGGATGGAAGGTTTTAAATCCAAGTTCTCTTAATTTTTTCAAACTACCCTTGTTACCAAGATATATTACGGGATGAAAATTAGTTAAGGGTTTATAAACTTTTTCGGTCATTAAAATTGTATATGGAACTTTACTGTTATAACTCTCATACCAAGTTCCAACAACAAAACTAAAGTATGTATTAATAAAAGAAGATTCTATAATAACACTATCCCATATATTTTCCTTTATAAATATATCTTCGACATCTGCAATAAATGGTAAATTATTTTTAAAATCATTTATTACTTCACTTTTAACATTGTCCTCACAGTAAAATCTATCAACTTGTTCTTGAATAGAAAACTTGTTTCCCTCTATTCCAATAGTTTCCGATGGAAACGACAATATACCCTTTTCGTGTAAATCATTTTCAAATAGATATAATATGGCAGCACATCTATGTGGGTGTGGTGAACGATTGTAGGATAAAAAATGTTTATCTCTAATTGTATCTTTTGTATTTAAAAAACCATCAACTGATAATATACCATTATTAACTGCATGTCTTTCTTCCCACTTGATAGTTTTTGGTTTCATTTTAACCTGTTGATAAAAATATCTCCACATTTGAAAATTGTGAGAAAAAACTTTTATTTTACTATCAGGATAATGTTTTTTAAATTCTTCTTCGATAATAAAATTATTATCGGTGTAAACTATATTACTTTCATCAATATTAAACTTTAATAATTCTTTCTGTAAGAACTCATAAATTACTTCATTAAGAACACTATCATTTGAACCACCTTCTTCTAAATAAAAACATACTTTTACTCTACCACATTGTAAATCATTCAATATTTTTTTATTAATTCTACCAAACAAACCTTCTTCTGCTAAAGTATTAAAGCTATCAATTTTTATGTACAATACATACTCATCCTTATAGTCAATAAATCCATGATGAAACTCTCCATCTCCACCCCAATCTTCTGTCGAGCCACTTGGATAATCTTCTACAAATTTACCCTGGAAATTTGAAAGAATATAATATATTGGTTTTTTTCTTTTTTCGGTAGGGTTGTCCATTCTATACATACTCAGATGTAGGTCTAATCCCCTCTATCTTTTCAAATATATCTTGCTCTGAAATATAGCCTAATTTTTCTAAAGAATGACTTGGATCACCATATTTTTTCATAACACTTTGATTATGTAAAACTATATGAAAGTATGTTTTTGCCATTGTGTGTATTTCTTCTATTGGAAGATTACAAATTCTATGAACTTCATCCACCACCATTAACATTCTTTTATGATCATCTACTTCATCATCATACGATTCATCAAAAAATTCAGGAAAAGTTTGAAATCCTATTGACTTTAAATATTTTAAAATACCATAATTTCCTGCAATAATAGTAGGATGAAAACATAATGCACGATAAGTTTTTTCTGTTATAAACATACACTTACCATTATAATTATACTTCTCATCAACATCATCCGACAGAAAATTAGATTCAGTTACGAAACTAAAATAACTATCTTTAAAATGACTAATATCTGCAGTTCTATGGTTCAAGAATTCTCCATCCTGTAATTTAAAATCTTTTGTAGGTACACTATTACTAATACCATCGGTTTCAATATCAAGTATCATTGGAATAGAACCAATAAATTCTTTATCTGGCATTAAATCTTTTATTTGTGGGCTATGTGGTAATTTTAAAAAATCTTCAATTCCATCTATATTATTTGGTTTATCTGGAAGTGTAGGTGCAACAAGTAATCTCTCAGGGTCACCACCACAACAATCCTTAGCTGGTTTACGTGCTCCGTGATTCTCACAACCCCATACATGAATTCCATCCCCATCAGGTGAATTTAAACAAGAAATTAAACCTTTTTTATTAATTTTTCGCTTAAACAATTCGCTTAAAATATATTGCCGATGTGGTCTTAATTGACCATTATAACAAAGATAATAATATGGTCTAATATTACTAAATAATCCTTCTAAATCACTTTTATTCCACGGAAACTCTTGTTGTGACTCTGAAGGTTGTGTTTTATGTTTATGAAGTTGATGAGTTAATTCAAAATTACCATAAGCTAAATATAACCATTCATATGTTCTTAATAAAATGTGGTCGACATTTCGGATAGGGCCACCAATAGTATTTGACATATTAGATTGATATATTACTAATTCTTTTAAATCCCACTCAAGGTCTTTAAAGTACTCTATTATCCTAAAACATTCTGTTGCAGTAAAAAACTCCTCACAATTATTTATGATAATTTTAACAGCCTGTGAGACAACTGGTAGTTTATCATATAGCATCTAAATTCTCCTTTAGTTTCTCATATAACATTTGTTCGCCATCAAACGACATTAAAACCTCTTGATTATGTCTTATCTTCGGTAAAACACTTACATATATTTTATGTAGCTCTTCTATGTCCATACTACACAATCTTTCTACTTCTTTCATTATAAAAACCGCCCTACCAACTGGATCTTCTATTTCATCATAACTCTCATCAAACATCTCTGGAAAAGTTTCGAATCCAATAGACTTCAAATATTTTAATGTATTTTTATTTCCCATCACAATAAAGGGATGTAAAGCTACTGCTTTATATAACTTTTCAGTAAGTCTAACAACATTGTCTATTCCCCACCCAAAAGATTCCCAGGTTGTCTCAGTAACAAGTGAAAAATATGTATCAGTAAAATGTTGAGTATGTATATATCTATCTGTTCTATACTGGTTATCAGCCATCATATGTGGTATATTTACATCTTCTCCATAAACTTCCATGAATTTTTGGGTAAGTGCATTATTTTCTTTTAACAAATAATTGTTATCAATATCAAGAATTAATGGTAACTTTTCAAAAAGTATAGGTAAAGTTGTTAATATAAAATTTAATGGATGATCACTTTCTCGCACGAGCTCTTTAGTATTTTCCGTAGAAGAAGAAAATTCATTATCAAAAAACATATTTTCTATTTGGTTAAAATGTTCTTTTAAATTATCTTCTTGTCTATTTAATGCTGAAATTAATCCAAATTCTTCTAATTTTTTACCAAATAACCAACCCAAAATAAAAAGTCTATGGCCATGTAAATTTGCGTTATAGCACAAATACCTTTTAGGTTTTTTATATTCAGATAAATATTTTAAATATTCTTCATCAAATGGAAAAGAAGAATACACCATTTGGTATATATATTTCAAATCAAATTGAGATTCAATCAAAAAATAATCCCAAGAAATAATTCGTGAATTACCTACGTTTACACCATTGTTCAACATAACGGATACATATTCTTTTTTAATTCCAACATACTCTAAAACATATAAAATAAATTCCAGTAATGGTTTCCCACTTATTTCAGAACTTGAATTTATAAATAATTTCACTTTTCCGTCTTTAACGGCATTAAACACCATTTCTCCAAAAAGTGTAATAAAATGTTCTTTTATTTCATTTTTAGGTTTTAGTAGTATCTTCTTGGGCCAGAATTCAGATTTAAATTCCCAAATATCTATGGCCTTCTCTGGGTCATCTATGTACCAAATATCTTCTATTATATGCTGGGCCAGTTGTAGTTCTGTGTAAGTATCTCCATCTTCGTCCTTGTAAGGAATACCAGGCGTAGCATTAGGAACACCAATCTCAATTACAATAAAATTATTCTTATAATCTCCCGTTGATAATTTTTCCATTTCATCTTCAGTCATTTCAGGAAAGTATCGATTAAAGGGGCTTTGACTTCTCACCGGGCTATACCATTGGGTATCTCCGTTTCTCCACCCACGAAATGTATCTGTTTTACCTAATATAGCTCTCCATTGTGTAAGTTTACGCATTAGAAATATCCATTAATTTATTTAACAATAATTCTTTCCTATCAAAACTCAATAATAATTCATGGTTGTGTTTTATTCTTGGTAGAACACTCACAAATTTTTTGTGTACTTCTTCAGTATCCATTTTACATAATTTTTTTATTTCGTTAAGAACAAGATTAAATCTTTTATGAGTATCTTTTTCGTCATCATAACTCTCATCAAACATTTCAGGAAAAGTTTGAAATCCTATTGACCTTAAATATTTTAAAATACCGTCATTTGCATATAAAATAAACGGATGTGGTGATGCCAAACCTTTATATGTTTTTTCACATATATGTACTAATTCATCATTTTCCCAATTAGAATGCATACAATTTATCGAAGTTTCACTTATGACAGAAAAATAGGTATCTATAAGATGTTCAATATGTATATATCTATCTGTCCTAATATCTCCAAATTTACTACTTAAATTATGATTAATTTTATCCTCTCCATATGATTCCCTAAATTTATCCCCAAGAAAACCACTCTCTCCAAGTAAATAATCTAAATCTATATCAAGAGTAATTGGAAATTTTGGATAATACTCTTTCAATAACTCTACAACTGAATTTTCATAATCACTTATATCTCTAAAATTATACTCTGGTAAATATGAAAGAAAGTTAATCATTTCTTCACTTAAACGTTCCATAGTATCTTCCTGCCTATTCAATACTGAAATTAATCCATATTTATCCAATTTATTGTTATATAACTCCAATACATTAAATAACCTAAACCCATGTAAATTTGCATTATAAGAAACATATCTCTTAGGTTTTTTATATTCAGATAAATACTCTATATTAGAATCACTCAATGGAAAATATCCTGTTGCCCTAAATAATGGTTCTAAATCAAATTCAAAATCATATAAAAAGTAATCCCAAGAAATAACTTTTGGATTCTTAAATTTTTGACTATTATATATTAATACACATGAATTCTTTAGTCCTACATAATCTAATAGAAATAATAATGTTTCAGAAAATTCTCTTGATATCAATTCTGCATGTGAATCCAATATAAGTTTAATTTTATCTGATTCTATCAAGTTAAATAAATCTTTCCCTAAAATTTTACTAAAATATTTTCTTAATTCATCTTTAGATTTTAAAATATGAGATTGAAAATGTGGTGCATGTACACCATCTAAACTTTCTTCTTCAGTTGGATTTTCTAAAAAAAATATATCTCCAATTATATGAAAATTATTTTCTTGATAATAACAATCTCTATCTTCATCATATATAATATCTCCTGAAAGTAATCCCGGAGATATAAATGCAAAATTATTTTTTGAATCTCCAATTACGTCATCTTCATTCACCAAAAATTCACCTTTATTCAAATCCCACTTTTTATATAACACTTCATCATATCCATGTGTAGTTAAAACAGTATCATAAAAATTTGATGCCGAATCGGATAGAAAAAATTTTCCGTCTATGCCAAACAACCCTTCCCATAATGTAAAATCACTTAACTTCATCTATCCCTCAAGTATATTCTCAAATTCAATTCTTAATTGTTTATATTGGTCTGGAATAAAAACATTATAAAAATGAAAATAATTATGTTCTAAAATACCCATTACTGACCAATACCATTCGTGTAATTCTTCTATTGGTAAACTACACAACTTTTTAATTTCTTTTTCTATCAATAAAAACCTTTCTTGATTACTTAAACAATCATCATATGATTCATCAATAAATGGATGAAAAGTTTTAAACCCATATTCTTTTAATTGTTGTAAACTTCCTGGATTTGCAACTAAAATAAACGGATGATAATTCATAATTGGTTTCCATATTTTTTCTGAAATAAAAAGCTCCATATCATCAGGTGGAGCTTCACGATATATTGATTCTGTTACAATACTAAAATATGTATCAAAATAGTGATTAAACGGTGTTGGTGTAACAGACCAACATACAGACATATCTTCTTTATCCAATAACAATGGTAACTTATCATTTAATCTATCAGAATAATTTTCATACTCATCAAGTATATCGCCATCTTGAATCACATATGATATATGATTTCTTTTTAACCAATCTCGTTCATCATGAACTACATCATATCCTGTCATTCCTTTTTGTGGATATGATACAAGTCCTTTGTCTAATAAATTATTTTTAAATAAAGACAAAACTAATGCAGTTCTATGTTGTTTTGGTATTCTATTATACGATAAAAAATGTTTTGGACGTAATTCCTTTTTTAATATCCTCTTTTTATTTTTTGTTGCTCTACTGTTTTTGCCATGATAAAGTTGGAATTTGTGATCCATTACATTCCATTCATTATAAGTCAATGCACAATAATTTACTGGAAAAACATTCATCTCTTTCATATGTTTTTTTATATATAAATTAGAATCACAATAACTTATATTATCGATAGGAAGATTATACTCTTTAAGTAAATCTAACAATAAAGGGTATAACGCCAAAATAGTTCTACCAGAACTTATAGATGTTCCTTCAAATGGATAATATAAAAAAAGTTTTGCTCTTTTAGTTCTTAAATCCTCTAAAACTTCATTTGATATTTCAGAAAAAAATGAATCGCCATTAACTTTATTTTTCTTTTCATTCCACTCCCAAGGCTTATCAATACCAAATCCTTCTGCAAAAAAACGAAAAGATACTGGATATATATAATTAAGAATATCTTTTTTGTATATATCATTTATTGTCATACACTTACCTCCCGAGCCACGAAATGTCTCAAATATAACCCCACCAGTATCACAAGGTGATAAATCACCACATTTAAAATTTATACAGTTATCTACAAAATAACCTTCATCCTTATTATACTTTTCATATCCGAATATTAATTTATCCATTCAAATACCACTCTACAGTTTGTCCTATTCCTTCATCAAAACTATATTTTGGTTTAAATCCAAGTTCTTTCTCTATTCTATCTGTGCTACATGACCTAAACGGTATCGTGGTCGGTTTTGAATTGTCCCATTCAACCTTTGGATTTTTACCCGTTACTTCTAATATAGTATTTAAAATATCTCCAATAGTTATAGTTGAACCATAACCAAGATTATATGGCCTCATAGATTCACCTTTTTCTAATACCAATAATGCACCATTTACAACATCTTTTACATAAAGAAAATCTCTAACCACATCTGGACTTCCCCAAGCTATAAATGGATTTTCATCACTCAATACTCGTTTAATAAGTGCAGGGACTACATGACAAGTTTTTAAGTTAAAATTGTCATATGGACCAAACATTGCAGTTCCCCTACATATTGCAATTTTCATATCTGTTAAATGAGAACAATGTTCCATAACCTTTTCTCTATATCTCCTCATCCAACCATATCCATAATAAGAAATATAAGGTTCATCGTCCCAATACTCATCTTCTGTAATTGGATATCGTCTATCTGGATAACCAGTAGAACTATTCACATCTACAAATCCTTTTACATTTGATTTATATGAGGCTTCCAATACATTAGTTATTACTGCTATTTGATTTAATGCAACCTGAAAATCTGTTGAAACATCAGATGGATGACATATTTTTCCAGCAGAATGAACAACATAATCTGCACCATCCACGAGTTTCATACAATCATTTATATTTTCTAAATCAATATTTTCTAATACTTCTATTCTATCATCTTGTATTTGTAATGGTCTTTCGTGTGTATGTGTTACAACATTTGCATCTCTTGATAACAATTCCTCTAAATAATGAGTGCCTACAAATCCACTACCACCAGTTACAACTACTCTTTTATTTTTAAAAAAATTTTCATTTTCCATTTTCTCATACTCCCAAAACATTATGTGTAATTTTTCCTACAATATTCTAACAAAAAATCTATACTATCGTCAAGACTATATGTAGGTTTCCAACCTGTTACCTTCTTAAATTTATCTACTGATGGAATCTGTAATGTAACATCTATTGGTCGTAATAACGATTCGTCTACGGTAGATTCTATCTCAATGGTAGAGTGTTTTTTTAATTTTTCTAAAATCTCTCCTACACTAACCGCTTCTAATCCACCAATATTATACACTTCTCCAACTTTACAATACTTCATCGATTCCCAATAAGCCTTTGCTACATCACGAACATCAATTAAAGTCCTAACAGAATCTAAATTTCCATGTTTAATTATTCCATTTCCCTCTTTCTCAATTTGTGCTATCTGTGTTGCAAATGATGTAGAAAATATATCTTTTCTTCGTGGATTTATATATCCAAAAGTTCTTGTTCTTACTACATTTAACTTCCAACTCTTATGATATGCATATCCTAAAAAATCTTGAGTTAATTTAGAAACGGCATATGGATTTACAGGTGCTATAGGACATTCCTCTGTAATTGGAATATTTTCTTCCGAAACCTTACCATATAATTCAGATGTGCTACATATCATTATATGTGGATTGATTTCTGTAAATCTTATAGCTTCCAATAAATTAGCAGTTCCCATAACATTTCCACCGACCATTAATAATGGATTAACAAAACCCTCTCGTTGTTTTGCGTGAGATGCTAAATGAAATATACAATCGGGTTTTACTTCAAGTAATACTCGTAATATAGAACTAAAATCTTGTAAATCACATTCATGTATATTAACATCATCTATACAATCTGTTAAATTTTTCAAAGATGGTTCTGTATGCCATCTAACTATACCCGATACTTTAACTTCGGGATGATTCTCTACGATATATTCTGCAAGATAACTTCCTGCACTTCCACCAATTCCTGTTATTAAAACATTTTTAAATTCCATTACATACTCCCGATATAAAGTCTATATCATCTATCTCTAATTCTGGATAATTTGGTAAAAAGAATCCTCGTGAATGGATTTTATCTGCCACTTCACCATGAAATTCACCATATCTATTTACCCAAAATGGATGTAATCCAAGATTACCTGCACTAAATATACGAGTTTCTATACCATTTTCTACCAATCTATTAACAACCTCTTTTCTATGTTCTTTACTTTCTGCTAAAGCTCCGAATGAAATACTACACGGATTATCATCTCCCCAATCTTGAAATTCAAAATGTCCATCTAATTGTTTTGCATATTCAATATGATTTTCTGTCCTCATTTCTGATATCCAATCTGCCTTTTCAACTTGCATCAAACCTAAATATGATTGTAAATCAGTTGAACGTAGATTAAAACCAGGAACTAAAAAAGTAAATGGTTCATGAAAAATATCTATATTATTTTCAATCATTTTTTGTTTATATGATTCCTTTGGTAAATCCTTTCCCCACCCATGACTTCTTAACATAAGTAACATATGATATATATCTTCATCATCAGTATTTATCATTCCACCCTCAATAGTTGAAAATTGATGTCCAAAATAAAATGAAAAAGTGGACATATCACCTACTTGACCGACCATAGTTCCATCTTCATAACTTGAACCAAGTGCTGCACAAGAATCTTCAAGTAAAGGAACATTATACTTTTCAGATAACTTTAATAATTCTTCTTTATAATGTGGAACACCCAATACTTGAACAAATATTATTGCAGAAATTTCTTCGGTTTTTAAAAGAAATTCCGTTTGTTCCAAATCAATACCAAATGTTTTTTTATCTGCATCAACCATGACAGGTTCTATCCCAAATTGTATCAATGGTGAAATTGTAGTAATCCAACCAACTGATGGAACAATCACTTTACCACTTAACTTACCGAGTTCCTTTAATGCATAAACCATTAAAAGATTTGCAGATGAACCAGAATTAACAAAAACAGAATATTTTGTTCCTATATATTCAGCCCATTTTTGTTCAAACTCAACTGTGAGTTCTCCTTTGGTTAATCGTGGATATTTTTTTAACCACTCAATTAACCTCTGTATTTCTACTTCTGTTATTGTTTCTTTTGCTAAAGGATATTTTATTTGTATATCCGTATGTTGAAAATTACTCACTTATTGACTCCAAATACCATTCAATAGTTTTTAAAATACCATCTTTAAAATTAGTGGTGGGTTTGAAACCTTGACTTTTTGCCCTTTCCATACTCATCAACCTTTTTGAATCACCCATTGGTTTTGTTTTATCCCACACAATTTCCTTGTTAAAATAATCAGAAACTATTTCTGCTATTTCTCTTATAGTTACACCATTCCCACTTCCGAGATTTACTGGTTCCGTAACTTCATTCTCTACCATATGTATCATACCTCGTGCTACATCCTCTGAATAAATCAAATCTCTAATAGGTGAACCATCACCCCAAACCTCTAATACATCATTCTCGTGTGCCTTTTTAATCAACGATGGAACAACCATAGACCATTCACCAAAGTTATCATAAGGACCATAAACATTCGCAGGTCTAACGATAGAACATTTGTTCCATCGATTTTCTTCCATATATGCCTCTACATTCATTTCACCTATTCTTTTAGCCCATCCCGCATACCAATCATTTTCAGATGGAAATGTTTTCCAAACATCATCCTCTACAAATACTTCTGCTGGATGATAAACACCAACTGAACTCGTGTATAAAAACCAATCTACATCGGCGTTAAATGCAGCTTCAACCATATTGGCATTAAATTGAATCATAGGAACACTAAATGATGCTGGTGATTCCATACACCTTACAGGTGAACCTTTTATTCCTGCTAAATGAAATACTATCTCTTGTCCTTCACACACCCTCTTACACACATCCCTATTTCTTAAATCATCAGGTAAGTCTGTTTCGGTTACATCTGCACCTCTTTCCTTTAATAATCTTACCAACTGATGACCTATCATTCCGTTGGCTCCTGTTACTAATACTTTTTTATTTTTCATTATAATAATCACCCCATTCAATTAACAAAGTAGAACCTTGTCTGTAATATGCCTTTTCAAATGCAGGAAATATTTCTTCTGGTTCATTTAATAAAACAACATTAACCTCATTTAAAATATCTTTCATCATTTTTGTATAGTCTTGAGTATGTTGAACTCCACCATTTAAAGGACTCGTAGAACCAATTGATGTTCTAATAATCACCTTGGGAGTAAAATTATACTCTGTCATTTCCTGCATCTTGTCCAAATGGTTTACCAAACTATCCATACACCTCAATAAAAAATCAAATCTTGGAAAACAACTAATAGGAACTAATCCTTCTAATGCCATTCCCGTAGACATTCCCATTTGTATTTCTTCAAATACAGGCAATTCAAGTCTTTTTTCTTCAGGTAATGTATTTACTGTATTATAAATTGCATTACCACTATACAAAACTGATTGTCCCAGAAAAATTGTATTTTTCTTTTCACACAACCACTCCATACTTCTTATTAATTCATCTTTATACTTCATTAGAATAATATCCAATTTCCTGTTCCGTGATGTGGATACTCACGTTCATATTTATAATAAATTATATCTTCAGGTATATCTCTACTACCACCCCAAGTTTTGTCTGTTGGTGTATTGGTACTCAAACCATTATCCTCAACTACAAACTGTAATGGTAAATTATGATTACGAGCATATTTATGTGCTTCATAAAATATACCACTTTCAAAAGTCATATCACCTACAAAACACCAAGTTTTATTTTTACTATCATTTAATTTTTGTGCTTTAGCAGTTCCTACTGCTATTGGTATGATTCCACCTACGATAGATGAAGAATAAAATTTTGGTTTTTCTGAATATAGACTCATACTTTTACCACGAACAATCATTTTTGCAAGTTCATCTGGTTTAATACCATGTAATAATGCATGATAATGATTTCTCCAACTACTAAATACCCAATCATCTTCATTAACATCCTCAAATATTTTTATGAGTTCATCTTCGTTACCACCACTTAAATGAATAGGTGCTTTTATATCACCTGCTTCATAAACATCTTTTATCCCACTTTCAAAATCTATTAAAAATTGTTTATCTATCATCTATCCCTCCCGAATAGTATTGGATTATTATGTGGCCATTCAAAAGCCCACATTTCATCATTCCACTTAATCACAAATTGATCATCTATATCTACATAATCTCCATCATATGCCATTTTATAATGAAAAGTACAATCATCACTCAATACAAAATGACCATTACCACAACCAGGTGGAACTAAAACCTGTTTTCTGTTTTCTGCAGATAATACAAATGAATCCCAATCCTTATAGGTTGGCGACTCAGGTCGATTATCTGCAACTATTAAATAAATTTTTCCTTGAACACAACTTATCAATTTCCAAGTTTTATAATCACCGTGTAATCCTCTTAATGTATCTTTTTTTGAATGAGAAACCTTGTCCATTTGCCAGTTTAATTTTGGATATGACGTATCCCAAATCGTGTAAATGTCTCCACGAAAATCTTCCCATGCATCTGATTTAAATTGTTGTAAATCTCTAATCATATTAATTTATTTTCTCTTATATAACCAAATAACTCGTTTGCAATTCTTTTATGTCCATTTCTATTCGGATGATGACCAACTGACCATAAATCTTTATTTCTTTTTTTATTCAATGAAAATTTAAAATGTGTATTGTTTTCTTCTAATGTAGAACTTGGCTCCTCATCCCACCAAGTTGCAACCTCTATATTTTCCATAACCGAAAACATATTATCATACTTTTCATCAATATTAAAAAAATGTTTTTTATCAATAAATGATTCTAAATTAGGTAATATACTTTCTACATTACTTTCTTCTTCGTCACCTATTTGATTTTCATCAAAATTATCTTTAGGTATGTTTGTAAATGCACTAAAAATAACATAATCTATATTATGTAATTTACATAGATTTTGGATTGTTAAAACATTATTAAAATAGTTATACGACTCTATGTAGTCACTATATAAATAGGTATAATATGTTTCATTAATTGATTTAATTGTGCCAATTGAAAGTCCTGTTTTTTCATTTATATCTTTAATCCAACCTTGTTCTTTATCATTTATAACATACATACGATAAAAACCACTTTTATTTGGAACATCTAACCAAATATCTCTCCTACCATATTCAGTTAATCCAAAAACTAATAAAAAATCACTATCACCATTTTTGTTCTTATTTAACCAATTCAAAAAACACCTAACAATTCTTTCATTGGATGCTCCTGATATACCTCTATTTTCAAATGAATCATACTTTAATAATTCTTTTAATTGATTTCCATAAGACCAAGTATCACGAACTGATGAATCATAAACATAATCACCTTCCTCATTTCTCTCTAATTCGTCTCCTGCTGTCCAAGAACACCCAAAAGTAACTATTTTTCTTTCTTTCATTCTATCACCGAAATATCTTTTCT